AGCTGTCATTTTAACGGGTACCACGATGGGTTTGTCCGGATTGGATCTCATAAGGAGGAAAAAGATGAAGTTTAGATATCACCGGGGGAGTTATGAGGAGTCTATGAAAACGGTGCAGGAATTCGAGACACTGGACGATATCGAGGAGGTTGTGGGGTGCGAGTTGTATGTAGGGCAGTACTGGCGAGACCGCAGAAATGGATGGGATACTCACATAATTACAGACGGTAAGGGGGTGGTGGGGTTCACGGACGGATGCCCACCAAGGAAGATGCTTATAGACATAAAAGTCTGACCGTCAAAATCTTGAAGAGGAGGGAAAAGATGTTAAGTGAAAAGAGCAGCAAAAAAGAGTTGTGGGCAGAGGTGGAGAGGCTGATAGAGGTTGACCGCAACAGATGCCTTGAAATAAAAAACTATGTCGGAGAAAGGGACAACCTTAGAAAGAGTCTCCGTCTGTGTGAAGTGACGAAGCAAGCACTAATTAAAGAGGTCGAGGGGAAGCTTTCGGGGTTGGAAAAGTGTGAAAAAGAAAGGGCGGAGGCATGGGAGACAGTACATAACCTTGCCAGGGCTTTGCAGTATGCAGAGAGATACTGACCGTCAAATTCTTGACACTTCCCCAATAATCTGATAAAGTAGGCCATACTTACAACGCTGTTGCGATTAATCCCCTGTAAATACAGCGGGTTGGAACAAAAAACACAAATACCGTTAGATTCAGTTGACAGGTTACAGTTTATAGGTATAATACGTAAGAAAGGTTTGGGGAGGGTTCTTCAAACCGATGTTCTAAATCACTTGGAGGTGACGGAATGAGAATTAACACAGCAAACGAAACTAAGATCACAGTAGCGATTGAGACAGCAGAGGGAAAGTCAACAGCGAGAACACTCAGCCACTACAGAGTTTTGATGTGTATTTCAGATGTTGAAGAGAAGCTCGCTAAACTTGAGATACCTAAAAAATATTGGAAAGGATTTACCTTTTCGATACTTCCTGAAGAACTTTGTAATTCTTACAAGTGGAATGGCGAGGGAACTTTCGCCAAAATAGAAAGAGGTTCTAACGGGTGGTTTATGGTTAAGGTTGACCGGATCGACTGCGGAAAGGGTGGCCGAGGCGTTAGAAGTCAGTTCAAGCTTACTGACGAGATGGTAGCAGTTCTTCCAGAGTATTACACTGTTTAAAATGAAAAATCTAATCAAACAAAAATACGGTTCTATCTCGGCGCTCGCAAGGGCGCTGGGAGTATCACGAAACGCAGTATACAAGGCGCTGAATGGAGATCCGCACATGCACAAATTGCTTGAAAAAATAAAGGAGTTGTTAAATGACTGAAAGCGTATATAAAAGACCAGTGAGAAAAACAAGAAAGAGATTTTTTAATGTAGCCGGAGCAGCTGACTACATAGGTAGCCTAGAGCAGAGCACAGAAATTTTCGGGATAACAAAAGGACAATTTAGTTGCATTGATATAATAGAGCACATATTGAATCACACAGGGAAAGCAAACGTGATGCTCGCCACATGGACGGCCGCACATGCCGATATTAAAAAAGCTTTTGACTTTTTGCAGAGCGACAAAATAAACGACATGAAATTTATAGTAGACCGTGGGTTTATAAATAGACAGCCAGAGTACTGTGCTGACCTTCAGGCGCTTTTCGGGGAGGACTGCGTTAGGTTCTTGAGGATACATAGTAAATTCTGCGTTATACAGAATGAAAAGTACAATTTTGTTTTGCGGACGTCAATGAATTTGAACGAAAACAAGCGCATGGAAAACTTTGAAATTACAGAAGATAAAGAGTTTTGTGAATATTTCAAGAGGTTTTTTGATGTTGCTTTCTCCAAGATAACCCCAGACAACAAAACTGGGTCGGTTGACCAAATCCCTGCGTTTGACGACATAGACCTAAACTTGAACCTTGACCTTGACTTCTCACTTTAGTTGACATCCCCACATAATTAAGCATAATTAAACCATTACTTAACAGGACGAGGGACTGTAAAGGCATGGATAAGGGACTACCTAAAAAAAGAGGAAAAGGCCGACCAAGGGTTGATATCGATCTTGGTTTGGCCGAGAAACTAGGTGCGATACAATGCACATACACAGAAGCCGCCGCCGTAATGGGGATTCCTTCAGGAACATTAAAAAACCGGGAGGATTTTACAACCGCATTTAAAAAGGGGCTTGAAAAGGGGAAAATGTCAATTCGGCGCTCTCAATTTAAGCTTGCAGAGAAAAACGCCGCCATGTCAATATGGCTAGGTAAACAATATCTTGGACAGAAAGACAAGATTGAGACCGAGAACACCAACAAGACAGATATCCAAATATCGGGCATAGAGTATATAGTTCCTGAATCAAAATGAAGTTGCGACTTCAACCCACCTACAAACAACACCTTGCCTATGAAGCCCTGAAGAATCTGGATATGAAGTTTCTCCTCTTTGGAGGTGCAGCGGGCGGTGGTAAGTCCTGGCTAATCTGTGAATGGATGTTGGTTAATTGTGTGTCAATGCCGGGTTCAAGATGGTTTATCGGGCGTGAGTCTCTCAAAAATCTCAGGGCTTCGACCTATGTTACTTTTATCAAGGTTTGTCAATTCCACAAGGTAGACCGTAGCCTCTGGAAGTTCAACGGGGCTGATAACTATATTGAATTTACCAACGGTTCGAGAATCCTTTTTCTTGACCTCCGATACTTGCCCAGTGACCCATTTTTTGAGCGCTACGGCTCCCTTGAATTCACCGGGGGCGCTATAGAGGAGGGCGGTGAGGTAAACTTCGCAGCCTTTGACACTCTCAAGACAAGGGTGGGTAGGCACCTAAACAAAGAGTATTCAATCCGGCCTAGGATTTTGATAACCGCCAACCCCAAGAAGAATTGGTTATATGATCTTTTCTATATGCGAAACAAGAAAAACGAACTCCCGAAGGACTACGGATTTATACAGGCGCTTGCTATAGAAAATGAACACCTTGATGACTCCTATCATGAGAACCTGTCAAGTATCACTGACACAGTAAAGCTTGCCAGACTCAAAAACGGGGAGTGGGAGTACGACGACAACCCCTATGCGCTCTTTGAGTATGATCAAATTATGAGTATGTTTGTTCCCAAGGATCATGGGAAAGCCGATGATTACATTTCCTGTGATGTTGCCCGCTTTGGCGGAGATAAGGCAATCATAGTTGTGTGGCAGGGATTTAAAATAGTCAAGTGGTGCATAGCTTTCAAGAGCGGCGTTGATGAGATAGTGCAGAAAATGCAACAACTGGAAAAGGATCACAGGGTTAAGCGCAACAATCAGGTGGTTGATGATGATGGAGTAGGCGGCGGCGTTGTGGATTTCCATAAGCGCTGTATAGGATTTATCAACAACAGCAAGCCGGTAAAAACCAAAGAAGAAAGCAATTACGATATGCTTAAAACTCAGGTGTATTTTAAGTTCAGACAACTATATGACCTCATAGAAATCGACTGCAGCAACATAGAGATATTCGGGAGGGAGCGCCAGCCCTTCACGCCGGAAATGCTCAGGGAGACACTCACGCAGGAGATAGGGTATATCCAAAGAGCCGAGGTAGACAACGACAAGAAGGTTAAGCTACTGAGCAAAGACAAGATCAAAGAGCAGATCGGCAGGTCTCCAGATTTCGCCGATGCTATAATGATGCGGTTTTATTTTGAGGTGGCAAAGCGCCAAGATTGGAAGCCGGTTAAACTCCCTTAGTGTCAAAAACTTGACAGGTGAGCGGGCTTGGGTAAAATGTTTCTATTTATACGGGGTTAGAGATGGCGATTACAGCTCAGATAGTCGAAACAATGATTGCCGGGAACAACAGCAATTACACCGAGAGACGAGAGTGGTACGACCGCTACACTACTGACACTCTACCCGTCACAACCCGCCCGCAGCCAGTGTACTTAGCTGAGGATAAAGCTGCACCCTTCAACAAATTGGTGAACTCCTACGATACCGAAATAGTTGACAACAGAGCTAATTATCTCCTTGCAAATTCGGTTGTGGTTGCCTATGTGGATCAAGCCGAGGGTGACGATGCCAAGAAAAAGAGAGCTGAGTTCATATCTGATTTCTACCGAGAAACAGGGTTCAATGGGTTACTTCTAGAACAGGCCAAAAGCGCCGGAGCTGGTGGTGCATCCGCAGTGCTTGCATATCAGACCGCACAGAACACAGTGCAGTTGATGCCGGTGGAGCCTTGGGAGTATATCGTAAATCGGAACGCCGATATGACAGAGACAGAATCGGCGGTGCGGTACTGGTATTCAGAGGGAGTATCTGAGGCCGGAAAGAAAACATGGACACAGAAAGCCGAATACTACACAGCCACAGAAATATTCTATTTTACAGGTGTTCCGGTTGAATCAACGCCACAGGGAGCTTTTGTAGGCACCTTGACCGCAGATCTTACGCAGGGTACTGAAGGGGTTGGGAAACATGACTTTGGGTATGTACCCTTGGTTGAGCTGTCCAACAATGTGATGAGAAGACCGAGCTTTTACAAAGTGATTTCTCTTATTGATGCTTACAACCGGATGAACTCCGATATGGTCGATGAAATGGAGTCCTTCCGTCACGCCTATCTACTTCTAACAAACTATTGTGCAGACCCAGATGTTGCCGCAACCCTCCGAAATGCCAGAGCGCTGCAGGTAGACAAAGATGGTGATGCCAAGTTTATCACAAAAGACATAAAGCCCGAGGCCTACAATCTTGTTATTGAAGGACTTGCCAAAAACATAGAGAGATTTTCAGGGAACCTAAACTATTCGGATCCCGATGTCTACGGAAACGCTACCAACCTAGCCATATCAACAAGGGTGAAGCCCTTGGAGAACCAAGCCAAGGCATTGTGGTATCAGGTGGAGACCATGCTTGACGACCTCTTCAAGGGGATTACAGAATATTGGAACAAGGCGGGAACTCTCCACTGGGATTGGCGAAAAATCCATTATACCTATGTGCTTGATAAGCCGATAAACGAAGTCGAGATTGCAGATACGGCCGTAAAATATAGAGAGGTCGGGCTGTCCTTTGACACCGTAGCAGCTCAAATACCTTTCGTGAAAGATCCGAAAGAGGAGGCCGAGAAGCTCAAGATAGAGCGTGAAGAGATGAGGTTTACAACACCACCGCCAGACGGAGACGGCTTTGATAATTAAACCGATGATGATTACCGGAATCAAGGAAAAGGGTGCTTATGTGGTGCCCGTTGTCTATGTCTCGATTGCCGGGACTGAATATGAACTTATTTCTGATGAGGTCAATTAGTGGTTAAAACCTCCCAAGCATATTGGCACGACCGCATAAGAGAGCGGCGTAAGGTTGTCGATGCTATTGAGTTGGGCGCTATCACTCAGGTTCAGGACAGGTGGAGAGACCTTGGCGAAGCCTACGAAGACCAAGTGACCGTATTTTACAGCAGGTACGGCAAGGACAAGGGCGGAAAACAGGTTGTCACCGTGGATAGGGCAAACAAGCCTTTGAACGCAAGGAGACGGAACCAGATACAGACCAATATTAAGAATACCGAGATTAACCCCAAGGATTTGACCCTAGCAAAGACCCGGCAGAACCTTTCCCGGCGTCAGGCTATATCTCGCCTTGAAGGGCTGGAGTACGACCTCTCCATGAAAGCACACGCCGCCGGTCAATTCGAGATTGACGCTACCACCGGGATACTGGGTGTAGAGGGGCGCACCGCCTATGCTCTATCCGTCTGGCAGTTAGAACAGGCTTTAGAAGGGACTTTCAAATATGGTAAAATGTCAGAGCGTAGATTGACCGCAGCAATGAAAGCACCTTGGAGCGGATCGAATTACAGCTCGGATATCTGGAAAAACAAAGAACTCTTAACCACCAATATAAATCAGATTCTCACCCGTGGGATAATCCAAGGGCATTCAAGAAAACAGATGGGCGCTCAACTCTCCGAGAGAACCGGGGTCGAGTTGTGGAAGTGTGACCGGCTTATGAGAACAGAGGGCGCACATATCACCGAGTGGGCAACAGGTGAAAGCTACGACGCCATAGGGCTTGAGTGGTATGAGTACTCAGCGATCCTTGACGGCAGGACTTCCAAATTATGTTCAGGCTTGGACAATAAACTGTTCAAGGTGAAAGATAGGGTCGTGGGGGTTAATTATCCCCCAGTTCACCCTAATTGTAGATCAACAACCATACCGGCATTCAAGGGACAGAAGATTGAGGTCAATTCCGAGAACTGGAAGCCCCAATCATACGAAAGTTGGAGGTCAAGAAATTGACAGTGAAAATAAAACTTGACAAACACATAAACATCACCCTAAAATACACCATACTTTCAGGGGTTCTA